ATATAAAAAAGGAATTTTCAATCCTAAGAATCCAAAAAAGTATAATGGTAATGCGGATAACATTGTCTATCGTTCTTCATGGGAGTTTAGGGTAATGAAGTGGTTAGATGATAACCCAAAAGTTATTTGGTGGGCATCTGAGGAAATTGCCATACCCTATAAGTCTCCTATCGACCAAAAAGTGCATCGTTACTTTCCAGACTTCATCGTTAGGATCAAACGGAAAGATGGTCAGGAGACGACAATGGTGCTGGAAGTAAAGCCAGAGTCTCAGACAAAACAACCAGTCAGGAGACGTAAAACGGCACGGTTCATCCAAGAGTCGGCAACATATGCCGTGAACCAAGAAAAGTGGAGAGCTGCCGATTTGTTCTGTAAAGAACATGGATGGCAATTTAAAGTCTTAACCGAAAAAGACTTAGGTATATGAGATAAATAGAAGATGGCAAAACTACTTGACAGAATTAAAACCTCTCTTGCAAAAGAAGGTTTGACACCTAGAACCAATGCGTCTAGGGCATGGTTGCGAGCAAAAGTTAAAGACTTGAAACCAACCTCATCTGCATTGATGCGGGACCGAGAAAGACTTAAAGGTACATCCATGATTGGAAAGATGTACTTCTATTTCTATGACCCAAAGACAAAAGACAGTATGCCTTATTATGACCGTTTTCCATTAGTGATTCCAATTGAAAAGTATAATGATGGATTTTTAGGTCTGAATTTACACTATATTCATCCTAAACATCGAATGATTTTGTTAGACAAATTGAGTGATACAATGTCTAATGATACTTATGATGAAAAAACAAAGTTAAAAATTAATTACAGATACTTGGCCGCAGCTTCTAGGATATTCGAAGCAAATCCATGCATTAAAAGATATCTGTTTACACAGATTGAATCCAGATTTTTGGAAATCACCGCAGATGAATGGGACATTGCTGCAATGTTACCAGTTGAATCATTTGTTGGTGCAACAACAAGTAAAGTTTACGCAGACTCACGGAAAAAATTCTAATGGCATTCTCACCAAATTTATTTCTATCTAACATCAGGTCCAAAGACGGGTTGGCAAAGACTTGTAGATATGAAGTTGTTCTTCCGATTCCACCATATATTAATTCATTTGTTGGTAACTCAATTTTTGAAAAGATTTTGAATTTTCCAAATTCAATCTTTAGTGATGTTTCAGATGCAATTAATTCTGCATTTGGCCGTGGTGGTCAAGGAGATGAATACTCTAAAACATCCAACTCATCTATGTCTCGCAATTTAGCACTTCAATGTGAAGCAGCAGAATTGCCTGGTAAAACAATGACAACTGCGGATGTTAAAATTTACGGACCAACTTTCAAAGTACCATATCAAACACAATATAGTGATACATCATTAACATTCTTGTGTACGAATGAATTTTATGAGAGAAAACTATTTGACCGTTGGATGGAAGCAATTCACCCAACAGACACAAACAACTTGAGATATCCCAAAGGCGATAAATCAAGGTATTTGACAAACATTAAAATTATTCAATATGATGATTTTATCAAACAAATTTATGCAGTAGAATTGATTGATGCATTTCCAATTGGAGTTGCACCACAAACATTGAGTTGGGCAGATGATGGTTTTCATCGCCTTACAATTTCATTTGCATATCAGAAATATCGTACCGTATATGAAGGTACATATGATATTGGCGCAGCTGCTGCAACACTCTTTGGTGCGGCTGGGTCAAGACTCTTACCATTTGGTAGAGCACTTTAATAATTAACAAGCGAGGATATTATGCTACCTAAACTAGATGTTCCAATCTATGAAGTGAAACTCATTTCGACCGGAAAGCCTATTCGTTTCCGCCCGTTTCTTGTGAAAGAACAAAAACTCTTTCTCATGGCGGCAGAATCAGAAGACGCAAAAGAAACAATTAATGTTATTCGACAAGTTTTGAAAAATTGTGTGTTGGATGATATTGATGTTGATGCACTACCAACATTTGACCTCGAATTTCTCTTTATGAATATGAGAGCTAGGTCTGTTGAAGAAATTGTTGACTTAAAATATAAGTGTAACAATGTAATAAAAAATGAAGAAGGTGAAGATGTTCAATGTAGTGGAACTGTTGGCTTCAAATTTAATCTTTTAGAAATTGAACCCACAAAACACCCAGACCATACAACTCAAATTAAACTAACAGAAAATCTAGGTATTAATTTAAAATATCCTACATTTGAAATGATTAAGAAATATGAAGACTTGGATGAAAATGAAGTCTTGTCCCGTGTTCTAATTGATTGTATTGATTTTATCTTTGACAACGACCAAATTTATTATGCCAAAGATTCAACCAAAGAAGAACTGGAAGAATTTATTGATTCCATGCAACAAAAAGATTTGGAGAAATTCAAAGACTTTTTTGATAAAATGCCTGAGATTAAGAAAGAGGTAAAATTTAAATGTCCAAAATGTAATTACGAAGAAGAAATTACAATTAAGGGCATGCAAAATTTTTTCGTCTAATATTTCGTTATGATACATTAGGTAACTATTATCAGACGAACTTTGCATTGATGCAACATCACAAGTATAGTTTGACTGAGCTTGAAAACATGTTACCTTGGGAAAGAAGCATTTATGTTGGACTTTTAATTAAGTATTTGGAAGAAGAAAAAGAAAGAATCGCTTTACAAAAACAAGCAAATAAAAGAAGCAGATAATGGCAGATTTCAAAAGTAAATATATCTCCGAACTAGAAAAGGGCAAAGGCCTTATTGGTGGCGCCAAAAGTGCCGCTTCTAGTAGTATGGACGATTTCAAAAAACAATTTAGCAAAGAAAGTATAGCTAAAAAGGCATTTGGAGGAGATGATATATTATCTGCATTGATTCGTGGTAAAATGGGAATCAAAAAAGAAAAGGGTGGAAAATCACCATCAAAAGACGGTGAGTCTGGTGGTGGATTAGGTGAAGATGCAACATCTGTATTAACAATCATAGCAAAAAATTCTATGTCTCTTCCTGGTATGGCCAGAGATATGAATGTGTTGCGACAAAACATTGTCAAACTTGTTAAGTTAAAAGGTGGAGAAACAAGTCGGTTCGGTGGCAAGGCCGATGCATTTTTTAAGGGTTCTAAAGAGAGAGAAGAATCTTTAGAAGCTGAAATGGCGAGTAAGAGGAAAGTGCCGGCAAAGGCACCGGCATCTGCAACACCTGCAACGGGCGGTAAGGGTCTTGGTGATATATTTACAATGATTAAAGATGGTCTTATACAAGGCGCAAGGTTTCTTTTCAATCCAAAAAATTTATTAAAGATTCTTGGTAAACTAGCATTACCTTTATTGATTATCGGCACATTGTTTTCAGGCATTAAAGCTGGGTTTGAAAAATATCAAGAAACAGGAAATTTTACCGAAGCCATTGTTTCTGGCCTTGGAGGAATGTTAGAGTTTTTAACATTTGGCTTATTAGGTGAAGATACACTCAAACAAGTATTCGACTCATTAAGTGGAGTATTTCAACCAGTATTAGATACTGTATCAAATATTTTTGATAGTATTAAAGGATTCTTCAAAGGTATTTTTGGTGGTACAGTTGATGTAAAAGATGTTGAATCTGGTGGTGCCAAGGCAGTTACTCCAAAACTACCAGAAGGTGGTAAGATGGGTGGCGCAGGCGGTGAAGCAGCTGCAATGGGTGCAGAGTTAACATCAAAAGCAACAGAGATGGGTATACCCGAAGGAACAATTCCAAAAGGTATATTTGGTGATATGGGTAGTGTCATGGATTCTATGGCTAAAGGCGACTTAAAAGGAGTTGCAAGCCAAGCAGAAGTGATGAAACAGAAGTATCCTCCGCAAGCAGGTCCAAAAGCAGAAACACCAGCAGAACAATCTGCAAGAAATTACGAATTAAATAAAACTCTAACCTCTAAGGTTTCAGGTGCAATTGGTATTGATTTACCAATGCCTGCACCACCATCTCCTGTTATGAGTCCACCACCTGCAGCAGCAGCGGGTGGAAGTTCAGGTACTGCACCACTTCCAGTAGCAAAAGATAAACCAGCACCAGACTTAGCACCCGCAGGCTCTGCCGGTGCACCGACACCTGCGGCACCTCCTCCGCCACCTCCAACTCCAACTGCCGCAGCAGGTGGTGACAAATTCGCAGAGAAAGCAGAATCGAATAAACTAGGTGCATTACAATTCTTAAAAAGAACACTCGGTATATTACCAGATAAAGATGGTGTTTATCTTGATATGAGAAATGGTGAAAAGAAATTAAGTGAAGAAGAAGTTAGAAGCAGAATTTCAGCCGCAGGTAAAGACCCTGATAAAGTTTTAGGATTACTAAAGAGTGCCGATGGCAAAGGCAAAATAGATTTGTCTAGTGGAAATCTAAACACGATTACTGGTGGTGCAGTTGGTGGAGGCGGAGGTGGTGCACCTCCTGCACCATCAGTAACACCTGCACCAATGACAGGTGAACCTCCTGTTTCGGGTGCATCATTATCATCTGCATCAACAGAAGTCGCAGAAGCACAACGAATGGAATCTGCCGCAGATAAAGGTTCTGTTGTTAACTCACCTACAACTAATAATTCATCCAGTTCTTCTGGAAAACCAAGCAAACAAACTGCAAGTGCATATGATTCAGACTTTGCACAAAGATTAGCGGCAACCTAATATGAAAATACCTGAAGGTTTAAAAAGTTCTATTACCTCCAAAATTTTAGGTAAAGGTGCAAAATCAATTGCATCTAAAGTTTCTGGTGGCGGTGGTTCTGATAATACCACATTGATGTTCAAAGTTATAGCCAAAAACTTTATTGCATTACCTGGTATGGCAAGAGACTTAAATGTAGCCAAACAAAATATCATGCAGTTGGTTAAACTGGAAGGTGGAAAAGCATCCAAAGATGCACCAGATGCTCCATTAGGTTCAAAAGTCTTATCTGGTGAAGAAGCACAAGCTAAGCTCGATAAAGAATTAGAAAAAGGTAAATCAAAAACACCAACACCAGCAGTACCTAAGAAACCTGGCGGTGGTGGTCTTCTTGGAACAATAACAAAAATGTTTAAAGTTGGTGCAGTAATTTTTGCACTATCTCAAATTCCAGGCGGATTCATTAAAGACATGTTTGATGGTATTGTTGATTCTATAAAAGAATTGGCAAGCTTGTTATTGAATGAAATAAAAACGGCTTTCGATGGG